CTTATGCACAATCCAAAAAATCTGAGTTATAAAAAAACCAAATGAAGATCGAAAAAATACCGACAGAAAAACTAATTCCCTACGCTCGAAATGCAAAAAAGCATGACGCCGCGCAGGTCTCAAAACTCGCAGGATCAATCAGGGAGTTTGGTTTCAACAACCCCATCCTAATCGACTCGCAGAACGGCATCATCGCTGGTCATGGTCGCGTGCTTGCCGCGCAGCAACTCGGCCTTGCCGACGTCCCGTGCATCCGCTTGGGCCACTTGAGCGACACGCAACGCCGCGCATACATCCTTGCCGATAACAAACTGGCGGAGATCGGCGGCGGGTGGGATGAGGAGATGCTGGGCCTTGAGCTGGCAGATTTGCGCGAAACAGACTTTGACCTTGGTCTGCTTGGATTTGATGCGAGGGCCATCGAGGATTTCTTGAACCCTCCCGAACCCTACTCAGAGGAAGCCGTGGTAACTGGAGCAGGGGCGAGCATGAAGGAATCAAAAGAAAACTACGACGAATCGATCATCCGGCAAATTATACTAATCTATCCGGTCGAGGAATACGACGCTGTTATCGACGCTATGGGTCAATACGCCGATCAAAACGGACTCGCCAACAATACAGAAGTGGTCAATCATCTCTTAGAAACAAACGGATATGCAATATCTCAACGTCAGTCAAAAGAATCTTGATCTAAAGGAATTTCGCCACAGGTCTGCCTGTGAAATTGATTGTTCGATCCTTGTTGATCAGGACACAACCGTATTTCGAGACGGCAAGCCGATTATCGTATACATCGCCAATGTATCAAACGATGCTAAGCGACTATTCGACGCACTGACGCAAATCAAATACAATTCCAGCACACGAACAAGCGGACTAGTTACATCGTCGAGAATCTTCGGCTACTCACCTCGAAACGGAATCCGAAATGCGCCATGCCGTTCAGCATCCCTCGCTGTCGAATCTCCAGAGCAAAACCAAATACTAAAGCGATTCGCTACGGTTGCGGCTAATTATTATAATAAGACCAACCAAGACCTTGCCGAGCGGCACAGGAAGATGACAGACGAGAAGGTGCTGCCAATCTATAAAATGGATGGGTCTATGTTCACATCTGGAATCGTTAATCACAATAACCCGCTGAAATACCATTTCGACTCTGGCAATTATAACGGTGTCTGGTCGGCAATGTTCGCGTTCAAACGTGATATTGAAGGCGGACATCTCGCCTGTCCAGAGATCGACGTCGCCTTTAAATGTTCCAACTTCTCGCTAGTAATGTTCGACGGTCAGTCGATCCTGTATGGAGTCACGCCGATCAAAAAGATGAAGCCGGATGCGGTAAGATATACTGTTGTCTATTACTCATTAAAAGCTATGTGGTCTTGCGATTCCCCAAGCGACGAACTAGAGAGAATGAGGTCTAAAAGACAAGAGATAGTTATCGAGAAAGATGAATAAATGAAGACGTATCCCAACCTAAAATCAATAAAAGTCGGAGAGCTTACCTTCGTCCTGCGTGACGGGACGAGCGACATAAAAGCGGTGAAGGAGGTTGTGATTAATAAATCTTATCGCCGCCGCGACTTCATGGTCGAGCATGGCGAAACGTGGATAGACATCGGAGCCAACTGCGGAGCCTTCTGTGTTTGGGCGGCATCCTTTGGAGCGAACGTGATTGCATTCGAGCCTGATCCAGACAATGCAAACATGGCGCAAATGAACATAGACAATAACGGCATGGGCAAGCGCATCAAACTCAAGCGAGTTGGGCTTACTGAATCCGATGATGCAAAAGTATTCAAACTCTTCCGCAATACCGCAAACGGCAATCTCTGGCGCAATAGTTTTTATAAAGAATGGCGAGGAGGCGAATCAATCTCAGTCAAGACTGAGCCAGTAGGCTCCTACTGGAAAAGTGATTGCTGCGTCAAGCTGGATGCCGAGGGAGTAGAGATGCCGATCCTAGAGAAGTATGCTAAAATTAAATTAAAGAAGCTAGTTTTCGAATGGTCTTTCGACATCGATCCATCTCTAGGTCGTTTCGAGAAAGTGATTGAAACTCTCCGAAAAACTTACGCTAATGTTATCTTCTCGGGCTATCAGGCTGGACATAAAAACTGGCAAGCATCATGGTTTCCAGCGTGCCGCACCGTATGGTGCTATTAAACCATGAGTGCAAAGAAAACTCCACCCCCTCCAGAGCATGACCTTCAAGGCAAGATCCGCGAGGCCGAGTTCAAGAACATCCTTCAAAAACTGAAGGATGGAAAGACACTTACGGCGCGAGAGTCAAAGATCGCTTCCGAGTTTGCCGCACAGCGGGACGGCAAGACCAAACCTCTGACGCAGCATGAAGTTGCTAGGGTCTGGGGCATGACGCAACCAAACGTGCATAAGATGGTGAAGCAGGGAATGCCAATGGACAGCATGGAGGCCGCTACCGAATGGCGGAAGAATTTCCTTGAAGGTCGAGGTCGCGGAAGTGATGCGCCTGCATCGTTGAATGACGCAAGGCTCCGCAAGACTTTACTGGAATGTGAGAGGATCGAGCTGGCTTTGGCGATAGATCGTGGGGAATACAGCAAAAATACCGAAGTTAAGGAATCTGGTATTCGGGTCGGTTCAATTTTTACAGCAAAACTCAACGCCTTAGTAAATGATGCTTCGGGAGCCTTAGCTGGGTTAGATGAAGCGAGTTTAAAGAAAAAACTGCACGAAAGAGTTCAAATAATTCTTGCGGAAATACAAACCGAGCTTTCAAAAATTTGAATGCACTTATTGATGGATTAAAAATCGGAATAAAATTGGCGTATAGTGGAACGATTTTAGATTGGGCAACTGACCATGTTTGTTTCCCAAATTCTGATCGGGCTTCCAAATTTGATCCTTCCATCGCGCCTTGGCTTAATGATCCGCTTTTAGCGGCAAGCGACGATGAAACAACGCAAGTATTTCTTCGTGCGCCAACGGGAGGAGGTAAAACAACAATGATGGAAACGCTGGCGTGCTTTATCGTTGCGCAAAAGCCTGGGCCAACGCTATTTGTGGGACAGACAGATGACATGGTTAAAGATTGGACGGAATCTAGGTTGCTACCAATTTTTCATGAATGTCAACCTGTTAAAGACCTTTTCCCAGAAGATCGACACGCATTAAGAAAAACAACAATTTTATTTCCTCACATGGTTATGTTTGCTGGGGGAGCAAACATGACCAACCTTCAAGAAAAGTCCATGCGCTATTGCATCGGCGACGAGGTCTGGAGATGGAAGAGCGGTATGATAAGGGAATTGAAGGCCCGACACCACGACCGCTGGAACAGGAAAACGCTTTTAGTCTCGCAGGGATGGGACGCTGGGCATGAGGCAGACGCTGAATGGGAAAGCGGTACGCGAGAAGTTTGGGGATGGACTTGTTCCCATTGCGGGAACTGGCAAAGATATTTATTTGATCACATTGAATACGATGTTGAGCGTGACGAGAAAAACAATGTTTTGTGGGATAAAGTGCAAGACTCCATAAAAATGAAATGCGAGCACTGCAATGCAAAGTATTACGACACTTCAGTAACGCGACGAAACCTTTCAAGTATGTCGAGCTATAAGGCAATGAATCCGCATCCTGTCCGAGGACACAGGAGTTTTGAATATCCCGCTTATGCCGTTTGGTGGGTTCCGTGGTTCAATATTGTGAAGGAGTGGGTCGAGGCGAATGAGGCTAAAAGCAGCGGAAATTTGGAGCCGCTCAAACAATTTATCCAGAAAAGAAAAGCTCAAACTTGGCAGGATGAAATCGTAAGCAATCTTCCAGAAATAAGCACAGCAGATTATTCCAAATCCGAATATCTTGAGGGGCAAAAAATAGATGGAGAACACCGCCGATTTATGTGCGTGGATAAACAGCGCGACCATTTTTGGTGTGTTGTCAGAGCATTTCGGGTGGATGGATCTTCTATGCTTTTACACGAATCGCGCCCTCTAACATGGGAGACGCTTGACGCAATTCAGCAACAATTCAATATTGTCCCGAGATGTGTTGTTGTGGACGCTGGCTATGACACGCCATTGGTCTACGAGCAATGCGCTAGGCGTGGCTGGACAGCATCACACGGGTCGGGGCAGGATAAGTTTTACCACATGGAAAATGGCAAACGCTATATCCGCTTTGTCTCA